CCCGGATATGCGGGTTCGATTCCCGCCGTCCCGATGTATCTCTAAATCAAAGAGATGTGTGGGCAAACAGATTAATGAAAGAAGGTATGCCGATCATGACACCGTGCAGAATAGAGAACATGTTCAACGTCTACGACAAGGACGGGGAAGCATGGGCTATAAATGTCTATTACCAGTTCGGAAGGTACGAGATCCGCAAAGAGCATCAGCTTTATGCTACCGCAGAAAACAGAAACGAAGTCGACGATGAAATCAAAGATCTCATGAAAGCGGAAGGACTTAGCTTTGTAAGACCACTATAGATTCTTCAAAGCTCTATTCCTATTAAGACATCGAAAGGAGGTGAGCAGCTTGAATCAGGTAAGCGTCATCCGATACGGCTCATTTGGATTTGTGGCAACTGGAGACGTAATTACCCACCTTTGGTGCTTCAGATGCCCGGTGCTTCCAGAAATAGAAGAGAGCTGGCATCCGAATCCTAACAGGCCTGCGCGGCCCATCACGATACAGATCAGAGCCAAGATGCATCAGGGAATGCGCAGGCGGAAATGAGGTATACGGTCATATTAATAAAAGGGTGAGCATGTTACTATGCGAGCCCTTCCGGGGATGTAGCTCCAGGAAAGGTTAGAGCATCGGCTTTGTAAGCCGAAGGTCGCCGGTTCGATTCCGGTCATCCCCTTTTCCAGAGTTATCCCTTCTCTGGATTGACCTACCCAGTCCCTGCCGGCGGGGGCACAATACACCGGCTCCCCATCAGAAAAGAAAATTAAAGAAAGGAGGTGAGAGATTGAAACAGTTCCTTTCAATCTCGGAGGCAGCGGTGGAACTCGGCACATCCGAGCAGTATATCCGCAATCTCATTCACGGGATACAGAGCAATACCCCAAAGAGATATTACCTCTCCGATGTATTCAACGGAGGGAAGGTTGCGGTCAGATTTGTAGCCCTGCAGGACTACGCAAGATACCGCGCTCGGCTCGATACAGCCCCGCCTTATGACCCTATCCAGAGGGAAGCGGAGCTTGGGATAGCAGAAGGTCAGGGGCGAATGTCTCTGAACGTCACAGCCCACGACATCGCCGTGGAACTCTTCCGGATGTTCGCACAGACGGCAGGAGGAACGGTATGAAAACGAATGAAGGAGGTGGAAAATGCGCAAGTTAAAGAGACGCGTTTTAAAGATCTTCAGGAAG